GTGGAAGGTTCCTCAGACGCTGCCGAACTGGCGCGACTAGCAAGGGCTAGAGAAATGGGCTTTAAGTTAGAGGCCGAGCCCGAAGTTTATGACGACATAGGTGGTCGCTGGTATCACGGATCTTCTACGGATTTAGAAGGCAAAGACTTTGAGTTTTTGCGCGAGTCTGGAGATGGTGCTGCTGGACCGGCGGTCTATTTGACCGACGTTCCCCAAGAGGCTTCTGAATACGCAACCGACGCGGTAAGAAGGAAGGCTAGGCGTAATGAAATAGAGGCCGCTCAACGGGGCGTCGAGCCTTTGCCAGACGATAAATTGGCAGAGACGATCTATCCTCTGGTTCACAGACTGGAAAACCCATTAGTGGTTCCACGGGGTGAAACCGTCGAGGACTACATAAAACAACGGTTCGGCTACATAGGCGATCCAGAAGACATAGCCGCTGATCTGGCAGAAGGTTTTGACCCACCTACAAGGTCGCTTGAAGAGCAGTACCAAGCCATTAAAGATGCGGGGTACGATTCTGTTTTGTTTGAACCTGACGTACCCATGATGTCCCCACCACTGGGTGGCCCCGAGGTCAGACCTCGCTACTTGGCTTCCTTGGACGAAGCTAAAGTAAGGAGCCCTAGTGCTAGGTTTGATCCAAGCAAAATCAAGCTAAAAGACTTGCTCGCTGGGGTTGGTGGCGTAGGTCTTGGTGTAGGTGCGATGAGTCGTGCTCAAGACCAAGAAGATCAGTAAATGAAAAAGTCTCGTGTAAACGAAGCAGGTAACTACACAAAACCTACTTTGCGAAAAAGACTATTTAAGCAGGTTAAGAGGGGTGGTAAAGGTGGCAAGCCCGGACAGTGGTCAGCAAGAAAGGCCCAGTTGCTTGCGAAGAAATACAAAGATGCTGGCGGGGGTTATAGAGACTGATGCCCAAAAAGAAAAGCCAGCGTAGCTTAGAAAGCTGGACAAAGCAGGACTGGACAACCAAGAGCGGAAAACCTTCTACGCAAGGTTCCAAGGCTACGGGTGAGCGTTACTTGCCTAAAGCGGCAATTGCTTCATTGAGTCCACAAGAGTACGCTGCGACTAGCAAGAAGAAACGCAAAGACACGAAAAAGGGTAAGAAGTTTTCTAAACAGCCAAGGAAGATTGCTATGAAGGTTAAGGGCTACAGGTAATGGGAAAGAACCAAAAACACTACCTTGAGGATGGCACGTTGTGGGATGGTCCGACACACAAGATGCCGGATGGTTCTCTTCACACCGGAAACAGCCATAAGTCGGATAGCAAAACACTTTATCACGCTGATGAACCCCCGAAGAACAGACGAACAACAATGAGAAAGCCCAAGATGAAACGCCGTGGTGGCATGGATCTGGTTATCGCTGTTGGCGGTACTCCTGAAAAGAAGCCGGATTCGATGCACGACGACATGGATGATATGTCGTATGGCAAAGACAAAATGGACATGGACGAGTTGTCGATGTGCCAAGAGAGGATCGACCTTCTCGAAGAGCGCATGGGTCGCCTTGAATCCATGATTGCTGAAGAAGAGCAGGAAGGCGACGACGAGATGGACGACGAGATGGACGACGAGATGGGCCAAGGCAATAGCGACAGCTATTATGGCTAAGAGTCCTGCTTGGCAAAGAAAAGAAGGCAAAAACCCCGAAGGTGGCCTTAATGAAAAAGGTCGTGCCTCTCTTCGTGCTCAGGGCAAAAACATCAAGAGGCCCGTTAAAAAAGCAGAAGCCAAGCGGTCTCCTAAAGCAGCAAAACGAAGGATTGCCTTTTGTCGAAGGATGAGAGGTATGAAGAAAAAGCTGACTTCGGCAAAAACAGCTAACGACCCAAACAGCAGGATCAACAAGTCCTTGAGGGCATGGGACTGCTAAAGAAGGTTTGGGTTTCGGCTCCAGTGATACTTACTGGTGCTATACTTTTGTATTACAAGAAAAAGTTGCGAAAGCCGCGACACCGCGACTATAGTGTTGCGGATGTTTGGTTTACATAGGACACATTATGCCTAACTACAAAAACGTCACCTCTGGTTCAATCGACGCAAACGGAGAGGCGGTAACTCACGCCTGTCGTTTTCTGAGCCCCGGAGTCATTTCCGTGCAGATCACGGGCACCTTTTCGGGGACCTTGCAGCTTGAAGCGACCGTGGACGGGTCTACATTTGCCTCGTACAACCTCAAGGACGGCAACAGTGGTACACTGGCTACGTCAGCAACCGCTGTAAAACTCTTTGTTGGTGATGCGTATGCGATTAGCTCGTTCCGGGTTCGTGCGTCGGCTTGGACGAGTGGCACCGCTAGTATCACTATTTCCACGCTGTAATGTCTGCAATCATCGAACTCTTGTGGGTGTCTGCGTTTGTTTTTGCAGTACACAGGTTTTCATCGGTAGCAAAAATGTTTGCTCCAGCTAAACCAGAAGACCTTAGCAAACAAGACTTTGAAGTGCCGACTGACCTTGTGGCCGTATCTTTACAGGAAAACGAGATATGGGCGCAAGAAGAAGTAATGCGTGTAATTCGAGAGCGGTATGAAGGGTTAGGCGACTGGAACAAAGTCCGAGCCGCTATGGGTATTGGGAGAATTGACTAATGGCCGAAGCAGAAGATTTCCTTAGTGCAATCCTAGAGGATGAGCTTGCTAGGGCATTAGAAGGGTTTGACAATGACCCCGAAAGCCCTAATGAGCAGATGTCTCCTAATGAGCCAGAAGACGATTACCGGAGTCAGGAAGAGAAGAACCAAGCACTGCAACGTGCGTTGTATGGTTACAACTTCCCTGCCTCAGACCCTGACCGGATTGAGGACAATGACGCTTGGGTGTCATGGTGTCGTCAGTTGTGGGACTCTCGAAGGGAGTCCGTACAACAGCACTTGCACCTAGTAGAGCGCAACCGCCTGTTCCGCAGTGGTCAGCAGTGGATCTCTGCTCAAGGATTGGGTCCGTGGCGTGAGCCAGCGCGCCCCCGTGATTCTGCACGAGTTGTGTACAACATGGTGGACAAGGCTCTGGATCAGCGTCTACAGATCATCGTAGACCAGCGACCGGGATTCGCTGTTACACCAACAACACAAGACCCCGACGACAAACGCAAAGCCCAAGCGCAGCAGCTTGCCCTTGAGTATCAGTTTGAGCAGCAGTCAATGCAAAGGCTGGCGCGTGAAGCGGCGTTTTGGGCTCAGACCGATGGTGTCTCTTTTTGGCATATGTTCTGGGATGCCGACAAGGGGCCGTGGGATGAGCGTCTTGGTGAACAACCCGGAGAGCGTAAGCCTCTTGGTGATATTGGTTGCCAAACCCTGCGTGTCGAGCAGGTCCGTGTCTCCCCCAATGCTACTGCTACACAAGCACCGCACTGGGTGATTATCCGTGAAGTGATTAGCAAGGCAGAAGCGGCTTATCGTTACGGGATTAGCGGACTGGACGGTACAGACGCAAGCCTAAATTACGGGAACCAGCCTACGTACAGTGGTGCTGAGGGTATGGGATCGTGGGTTCTATCCCAAACAACGATTGGTGAGGGCCAGCGTCTCAGGGACGAGGATGTTACTGAGCGATTCACTGTCTACCTGCAACCTCATCCCGATGTCCTGCCAGATGGCTTGCAAGTAATTATTGTTGGGGACGAGGTGGTATTTGGCCCAGCACCATTGTTGTGGAACACCATTCCTGTAGTTGCTATTCGTGATGGCTCTAGCGATCCAAGCTACTTCCCTCGCCCTGTCATGGAACAGTGGCTAGATCACCAGATGCGAGTTAACGCACTTCTTAGCAAGTGGGTAGAAAACATTCGCGTTAACGCTGGTGGACGATTCCTTACAAGGCCCAACGCTATTGCTACGGAAACATTCCTTGGCGGCGTTACCTCAATGATTGAAGTGCGAGGGGCGGGATCGCTAAACGAAAGTATCGTGCCTGTTAACGGGTTTAGCGTAGGTAACGATGTCAAAGAAGCTCTTGGCTTAGAAAAAACAGCGTTTGAAGATGCTAGTGGCTGGAACTCTGTATCCCGTGGTCAGGTTACAGGAGAGTCGGGCCGAGCGATCATTGCTTCTCGTGAGCAGTTAGAGCGAGTCTTTTCGCCTGCCGTTGGCGCACTGGCGAGTGCCTATACCGATTGGGCAAAGATTTCAATGGCCGGTATGGCTTGGGGCTATGATGTGCCCCGCGCCCTTGGCACGGTGGGTAAGGGCAGACCAGACCTTGCAAGGGCAGTGTCTTCTACTGACCTCGACGGACAAAGCGATGTCAAGGTTGAGCCTGCCACCATGATGCCAATGCCGATGGCTTTCCGGCTCTACCTGCTGGATAACTGGTTGCAAACCGGCGTTATCGACATCAAGGAATATCGTCGCAGGCAGATGTTTGCCATTGCCCGTGACATGGCTACACCTGACGAGGACCAAGAAGCTAGGGCGAAGCGTATTGCTGATGCCATTAGGACTGGTGATATGGTCCCAGAAATGCGATGGCAGGACAACGAAGCCATCCATCAAGATGTACTAGAAAGAGAGATTTTGTTGCAAGACGACTTGGACCCACAGGTGTTGCAGGTTGCACAGCAGCGTTGGGTTGATCTTGCTAACCAAGCTGCCCAAAAGCAGGGCGCGATGGTTCCCCCTGAAGCTATTCAGCAGGGAGCACCCGGAGCACCGGAGGCACCGCAGCAAGAGCAAGTCCCGCCTTCATCAATACCATTGCCAACTAGCAATCCACCTATCGGTGGAGCGTCCATAATGCAGCAACAGGCTATGGGTCTACCGGAAGCTGAAGCAGCAGCAAGGCAAGCAGATATCCTATCTCTCCAACAATAGAGGAACTTGATGGACATTAGTGAAGCAATCAACGAAGCTGTCGGCTCTGTTTTGACCGAGCAGGAGGCTATTACCGAATCGGTAGAAGCTGAACCTGTAGAGGTAGAAACGGATACCGAAGAAGTTGAAGCTGCTTCTGATGAAGTCGAGTCAGTTGATTCCGATGAAATCGCCCTAGGTGATTCGGAACAGGTAGCAGAAGAGGACGCGGAACCAGAGGCTGAAGAGGCTGATGTTCCCGACGGCTATGCCGCTGTCCCAGTTCTAGAAGGCGATCTGGAAGCAAGTTTTGCCCTATTTGATAAAGAGGGCGAGCTAGAGGTTCCAGACCTGACGATTGAATACAAGGCCGGAGGTCAGGTAAGAAAAGACCGTCTTGATAAAGTCGTTAAGCTCGCGCAGTGGGGTGTTGCTAATCACGATAGAGATGAGCGCAACAAACAAGTAGAAGCCGAAGCTCAGTCAGCCATTTCTGAACGTGATGAAATAGCGCAAAGACTAGCTGAACGAGAAGATCAGTTTGTAAGGCTTTTGCAAGAAGACGATTACTATTACAATGCTCGTGAAGCATACGAGCGTGAAAACTCTCCTGAGTTACGGGCAGAGCGAGCCGAACAAAGAGTTCGCGATCTGCAAGTGTCTCAGCAGATGCAACAGATTAACAATGAAGGAAACCAGTTCTGGGAAGCAGAATTAGAGCCAGCCATCGGCATGTTGGCCGATGCACTGCCTACTGTTGCTTCTGATGAACTGGCAGAGCGATGTGTTCTTGGCATCCAAGCCTACATGGAATTGGCCCCCAATGGGCAGCCATATATTCCATCTGATAGGTTTGATGATGTCCGGCAATACGTTGTTGAGGAACTTGCTTATTGGGCAAAACTAAAACACGAACAGCGATCAGACTCTCCGAGTACGGTTGAAGCAAAAACCGCCTTAGGGAAACTGGAAAAAGCCCGTGTTGAGGCTCAAAAAGCAAAACGCCTCGTGGGCCAAAAGACCAAGCCGATTGGTAGGGCAGGCAAAGCAAGCTCCCCGAAAAAGCAACGTCAGGCGGCTACGTTGGATGATGCGCTGGATAGCGCATTAGATTCGGTACTTTCACACATATAGGTTAGTAAAATGCCTGCTCCTACCGTAATTACGGATACCGAGCTTACTGGCCTTCTCAAGAACGTCTATTCGCAGTTCCGCGAGAAGGTGCAGAACCTCGTTACTCCGCTCCTTGCCCAGCTTGAGTCTGGCAAGGCCGGTGGTCCGCGCAATATGCGCTGGGGCGGTAACAACGTCTTCTTTGATGTTGTTACGGGTCGTCCTGCTGGGGCCACGTTTTCACAGTCCGGCTATTTCCCGCCGGACACCACCGCTACTGAAGTACAGGCCAACGCTGGTGTTGTTCGTGCGTACACGACTCGCCAGATCGACGGCCTCGCTTTCGTAGGAACTCAGAGCAAGGACGCTGCGTTCACGACCATCGCCAAGAAAACGATGGAAGAGATCAAGGACGCTTCTTCGCTCCTTATGCAGCAAGCTCTGCATAACAAGGCAGACGGTGTTGTTGCCCTTATTGGTACGGTTAACAGCACGACTGAGATTATCGTTGATTCGCCTTACGCTGTTGCGTCTGCGGGTCAGGGTTCTCTCCTCCTGTCGGTCGGTGACTACATTGCCGTACTGGACACATCTTCGTCCAACGCGGTTCTGGGTCGTGCGTCGATCACGGCGATCAGCAACTCCGGCGATAACGCCACGCTGACGCTTGATACCGCGATTTCCAGCATGGCTGCAACCGACAAGATCGTTAAGGCGACGGCGAGCGATACTTCGTTCAACAGTGCCATGAACGGTCTGATTTCAATCACGAACCGTGGTGGTTCGTACAACACGCTCCATAACATCAACGGTGCTACGTACCCGATCTGGGACGCATCTCGTATGGTTGCTGGTACGGACACGCCTGACGCAGATCAGCCCACGGAGTCTGACATCTGGGATCTGATTCAGCGTATTTCTGGCCGCTCCGGTAAGGATGCGATGGTTCGCCCCGGAGACTTCCTGCTGATGACCACTCCGGGTATCGGTAAGAAGTTGATGGAGAGCATGGTCGGTCAGCGCAGGTTCACCGCTGGTGAGTTTGCCACGACGATCAAGGGTGGATACAAGGCCATTGAGGTCTGCGGTATCCCGCTCGTGATGGACTACTATGTCCCCGCTGGTACGATGTACCTGCTCCATGTTCCGTCGCTGTCGTGGGTTGACGCGAAGGACTGGGGCTTCGTTGAGTTTGAAGGTGCAGGCCCGTGGCGTTGGCTACAGGGTCGCGATGCTTTCGAGACGACTTACGGCTGGTATGGCAACCTTGCCTGCCTTGCTCGTAACGCTCACGGAAGCATTACTGGTTACACTGACACCGCTCGCTACACGCACGTAGCGTAAACTTCAACACTTGGGGGGTGGGGTCGTAGTGGCCTCACCCCCTTTGGGGACTTTGTAAAATGGCTTACGATTTTTTTGCACCTAAGCCGGGAAGGCTTGGGGTGTTGCCCCAGCTTGTTACGGGTCGTTGCGATGCCGCTATCGGCAATAGCACCACGACCACGTACAGCTTTGGTGGGCATCCGGCTCGTTGCGTGATTGCACGAGCAGTTGTTTCCGCTGGAACGGTACCGGCTTCTACGTCGGGAACGATTCTGGGCGTTATTCAGAAGTACGACTCTTCTGCAAATGCCGCTGTTGCTCTTACGGGCAACGTGGACCTTGAGGCTCTGACGGCACATGAGGGCACCGCTGTGTCCCTGCTTTCGTCTTTGACTGAAGCGCAGAAGACGTTGGACACCGGGGACACCCTCCGGTTTGTCGTGACCACAGACAACACCGTTACTACGGCTGCTGTTGACTTGATGGTCAATGTTGAACTTCTGGCCCTTGAATAATGAGTATCGTTCTTAGCGAAAGGGGTACTCCAGAGCCGCCGTCTGAAGTAACGACTAGGCTCAAGTCCATTCACCCGTTCCTTAACTTGCGCTTTGTAGAAGGCGTAAGCTCCCACTGGGCCATTGAGCTTGCTTGGGGAGAAAAGGATCGGCGGTGGGAATGGGTAAAAACTGGTCAAACAGATCCTGCGGGTGCGTTTGACATTATCGGTTATCTGCCGATGGACTGCTCCCTCAATGAAGCACCGGCCCACATTGAGAGGGTGTTCCGGCAGTTTCCACGAGAAGATGTACAGAGTCTTGTGGACAGGATTGCTAAATGGAACGTAGAGCCTGCTCAGAAAGCAGCAGAAGAAGCGTTCGCTGAAGTGCTAGACTCCGCTAATCCATCTTCCTCTGGTGGTGTCGAGATTGCAGTTGAGGTGTCAGAAGACATTAAGCCAGCTAAGAAAAAGAAAGCTGCGCCTAAGAAGAAAAAGGCACCGCGCAAGAAGGCAAGCCGTAAATCGAAGTATCTGGACTAGGATAAGTAATGGCGACTGTAACGAGAGCTGATTTGATTGAGCAGACCCGTGAATACATGGACGCTGTTGGATCTACTCGTTGGTCAGATACGCTTATCAGTACAGTACTCAGCAGTGTGTTCGATGCGGAATGGTCGAACATTCTAAACGCTGCACCGTTTTTCAAGTTTGCTCAACGGCAACCTACGACTGCATCTGATGGAACCATTGCGCTGTCTGCCCTCAGTTCTGGTGGAGGGGACACGCAGGAGAACTTCTACAGGGTTCTATCTGTTAGCGATGGTAACGTGTTGTACGAAGAAACAGACTTTCCCCAAGTGCCGCTCGCAACGACTACGAACTATCTCCCAACATATCCAAGACTGTATTACATAGCAGGGGATAGTATTCAGGTACTGCCAGTGGCGTCGGGTGTGGATCTCTACATCTACGTGAATTACAAACCAACGACGATCAACGACCTTACAAACGATCTGTCTACGTTTGATTTCCCAGACAACGCGCATTTGCTATTGGTCTGGGAAGCCGCAGCACAGTTGCTCCTAAAGGGTGGGGCAGAAACTAGCGCAGCAAATGATCTTAGGGCTCTAGCGTCTATCGAACGCCAGTCCTTGCTAGACGATATTCGTCGCAGGACAATCAATCCGACTCGTATGGCGTACCCAGACCTTAAGTATGAGTGGGCGGGTGGCTAATGCGAGAGAAAGTCGCTGACGCTCAGCTGAGCATGGAGGGTGGTCTTAACGAGACATCCACCGAAGCAATGGTTCTACCCAACCAACTCCGGAGGGCAAACAACGCTCGCCTTACGGAGTTTGGTGCTGTTAAGAAACGTGGTGGACTACAGCGCACTAACTCATCTGCCCTTAGTGCCGGTAACGAAATCCAGAACGGGTTTACATGGAGACAAGACGGCGGCATTAATCAGCCGATGGTTGTCTCCAACGGAACGCTTTTTACTAGCGTTTATGGTTCATTCCCGTGGACATGGACTAGCAGGACAGGGACGCTCTCAACAACAGAAGCCCCCTCGTTCGCTCAGTTTAGGGACGCAGGCGGTAACGATGTTGTCTACATCGCTGATGGTGGCTTGCTAAACAAGTGGAACGGCACATCCCTAACAACCAATATTGCAAGCACGGCCAACAGCAAGGTTATCACGGTACACAACCAACGGCTGTGGTCCTGTGGAGATCCTACCTACCCTGACAGCATTTTTTACTCTGCCCTTAACAATGGGGACACTCTGGGTAACAGCAGTTCTTCGGGTGGGCAGATTATCGTCAGGACGTTTGGCGACGAGGAAATCGTTGGCCTAGCAAGCATTAACACATCGCTCCTAATCTTCCATGATCGTGGTATTTCCCGACTATCGGGGTACGGGCAAGACGACATTACGGTTGCCCCTACAGGCGTAACGGCAGACGTAGGCACAATCGCCCCCAACGCGATTGTCCCTTACGACAACACTGCTTATTTCATCACAGAGCGCGGCCTTTACCGTTGTAACGAGGCAGATGTCGCACCTGTTGGAAGCGCACAGACGCCAGACCCAATACTGCCGATTATTAGGAGCCTATCGTCCTTTCAGTTTGCAAACATTCGGGCCGTTCTTAACCGGGGCACGAAAGAGTTGTGGATCACCATACCCAGCTATGGTTGCTACATCTACAACACAGTGCTGAACGCATGGTCTGGTCCGTGGGATACGGGCTGGGTTAGCCCTAACACCACCACCATGTTTGAGACACTGAACTCTGCGGGCCTGCCCGTAATTTTGCGTGGAGACGCGGACAGCTTTGTTAGCGAATGTGACCTAGATAACGTCTTTAGGGACAATGTTCTAGCGGACGGGACAGGTGGGGAGCGCATTACAATGACCGTTCAACTCCATCGCCTGTACTGTAACGATGATGCTTTGTCTAAGTCTGCAAGGTGGGGCTACTTAACAGCGTCATTGCGTGGGTCCGATCAATGCCGTGTCGAATGGAGCACAGGAGAAGAGACAGGATCTTTCACGTTACCCGTTAGTTACGATGAGACATGGGGTGCTAGTGGCACAGTATGGGGCACTGGTGTCTGGGGAGGTTCTGGTAGCCAAAGCTATCGGATACCTATGGGTGGAAACGGTTATTATTTCGATGTGACCGTTATTGAGTCAGGCGAAGCAGTGCCAACCTTAAGTAGATTTCAGTTAGAAGCATTTGCCCTCGGGAGACGTTAGATGGCTACCACCGTAGGCCAACATTCAGTTGCGACCTTTTCAAGCCCTGTTAACGGGGCGACTCCGATTGACGCGAACACTGTTCGTGGAAACGACAACACCATTCGCTCTGGTTACAACGACCATGATTCCGATACTGGTATTCATGTACAGTCGTCTACACTTGCTTCTCAACCTGCTGCTGGTACCGCTGGAAGAAAGTGGATCACTACAGGTTCAACTTCTACCGAAAACTATCGGTTGTGGTACGATGACGGAACGAGGTGGCACGAGGTCAGCAACTCGAAAATAGATGTGCTTGTTAAGGCCGATGTAACTTTGGCTGCCGGGGACGTTGTAAAGATTACTGGCTACAACGCTGGATCTAGTGCCCCTACCGTTAATAAAGTATCGTCAGCGTCGGATGCGGCATTTGGTGTTGTAGTTGAAGCTATAGCTTCAGGTTCGACTGGGTATATCACCAATACAGGTTTGGTTTTTGACCTTGTTACCAACTCGTTTTCTGTGGGCGACACGCTGTACACCAACTCTTCGGGAGGTTTTACAGCAACCAAGCCCACCTCAGGTACGTACCAAGCCTCTGCTTACGTGCTTCGCAGCCACTCAAGCCAAGGTGTTTTGTTTGTCGAGTTTGCTGAGCCTCATATCGTAGAAAGGTCAGATAACACAGCAAGCACTATTGTTCTCAGGGACGGCAGTGGAGCGTTTACGACAGGGGCCATTACTTCTGAGGGGCTGATTACGTTCGCCTCGCTCAAGGGAACGGGATCTACAACCGTTACGAATATCTTTGACGAAGACAACATGGCCTCAAACTCTGCTACGGCACTTGCCACACAGCAGAGCATTAAGGCTTATGTAGATAGTCAAGTTGGTACAGTTGATACGCTTGCTGAGATTCTTGCTAACGGCAATACGTCTGGTGGCACGAACCTTATTATGTCTGCGGGTGATACGCTAACCGCTGATACCATTGCTGAGACAACCGCTGGTTCCGGTGTTACGATTGACTCCGTGCTTCTTAAAGACGATGTGGTCAACGCGACCGACATCGAAGTCGGCACAATCTCCGCAAACGATGGTGTTCAGTCTGCGGTAGTTGCAAGTGCAACCGGCGTAATGACGATTGCCTCGTCTGTCTTGACGACCACGGACATCAACGGTGGTACGGTGGACGGCGCGGTAATTGGTGGTGCGTCTGCTGCGGCTGGTACGTTTACCACATTGACAGCCAACACGAACCTGACGATTGCGGGCACGACTACGGTCGATGGTGTTATTGACGATGACACGATGGCTACCGCCTCGGCTACTAAGCTCGCGACTTCTGAGTCGATTAAGGCTTACGTAGATACCCAGATTACAGCAGAGGATCTGGACTTTGCAGGGGACTCTGGTTCAGGCTCTGTAGACCTTGACTCCCAAACATTCACAATCGCAGGTACGTCTAACGAAGTAGAGACATCTGGCTCCGGCCAGACTCTTACCGTGGGCCTGCCTAGCAATGTGACGATTGGTAACAACCTGACCGTTACAAACGATCTAGATGTAGATGGTACCACGAATTTAGATGCAGTAGATATTGACGGTGCGGTCCAGATTGATTCTACGGTTACGGTCGGGGTAGACGACACTGGATACGATGTAAAGTTTTTCGGTGCTACGCCCGGGGCATATATGCTTTGGGATGAGTCTGCCGATGATCTCGTGCTGGCCGGTGCCGCAGGTCTTGATGTGGCCGGTGACATTGATGTAGACGGGACCACCAACCTTGATGTCGTGGACATCGACGGTGCCGTTGATATGGCGAGCACCTTGACCGTTGCGGGTGACGTAACTGTTGACACAAGCACACTTAAGGTTGATACGTCAAATAACAGGGTCGGTATCGGTACTGCGAGTCCCACTGAAAAGTTAGATGTTCGTGGGTCCGCTGTATTTAGTTCTTCTGGGTTTGTTGGTGTAACGGTAGACCAAACAGATTCGGGTAAAGCTGCTTTAGGAGTCTCATCCGCTTCAGCCGAGGCGTTCATTAATTCAACTGGAAACGGCGCCTACGCAGGTCTTGGTGAGATAAAGTTTCTTATTGAAGCCGCAGAAAAGGTTCGTATTGATAATGACGGCAACGTCGGTATCAATACTGCGAGTCCATTGGCAGGATTGGATGTTCGGTCCAAATCAATCGTAGCGGGAAATACGTCCTCTGCGGGTGGTCAGACAATAATCCAAGGATACTACTCGGCCACATCCGACTTCTTGGTAACGCTTGGGTCCATGTACTCTAACGCGTTTGCACTAATCGGGTACGCGGTTAAGAGTTCACCCTCAACAGCAGGTACATTCGTTTCTACGGCCGACAATGCCGCTTTTAAGAGAGGAGCATTGGAGGTGGGTAGTGAGTTGAGATATTCCAGTGCCGGGTTATCAACTACTACTGTAGGTAACACGATAGCTCTGACCAGAAGATTCACGATTGACGAAGACGGCAACGTCGGTATTGGTACTGCGAGTCCACTAGCACAACTTCATGTTCAAGATACAACTGCTGCTGAGATACGAGTTGCCGGATCGAATAGTTCAGCCAAGCTGACACTTATTGCTCCAGTTCCAAGCATAGAATTGACCGACACAAGCGGAGGCGCGACGGATACGGTCATCCAGCAGAATAGCAGCAAACTGACCATCTACAACAATGGTGCCGGAATCGCGCTAGATAGTGCGGGTAAAGTCGGTATCGGTACTACGAGTCCTTCAGAACAATTAGATGTTGTTGGTGACGTAGAAGCCAATTCCTACGTTTTT